CTAGATGCTAGACTGACTGCACCTGCTATAGTTACTGTAGATCCAAAGTTAGCTGCTCCTCCAACACTAAGTGATGAAGCAAGACTGACTGCTCCTCCGACTGTGACTGTACCTAGTAGTCTTGTGTTACCTGATACTGAGACATCATCTTTAAAAGTACCTGCACCTGTAGCTAAGAACGTACCACCTACTGAAGTATTACCTGTTACGTCTAGTGTTCCTCCTACAGTTACATTACTCTTTAATGCTGCTGCACCTACGACTGTGACTGTACTTGCAAAGTTAGAAGCTCCTGCTACACTAAGTGAGGATGCTAAACTAACTGCACCACCTATTGTAACTGTTCCACCAATATTTGTATTACCACTAACTGAGACATTATCTTTAAATGTAGCTGCTCCTACAACATTAAGAGTACCACTAACTGATACAAAGTCACCTACATTAATATAACCTGAGACTGAGATGTTTGTTGTAATACCTAACTCAGCTTCTACGTTAGATAGGTTACGTCCATCACCGTAAAAGAATACTGCTGTTACATTACCATTTACATTTACATTACCACTAACTGATACATTATCATTGAATACTGCTGTACCACCTACTGACACATTAGTAGCTACATCTAAGTCTCCACTGACTGATACATCATTCTTAAACTCAGTCTTAGCTGTGAAGGTTCCTGCTCCTGTTACTGCAAGAGTACCACCTAGAGAAGTATTACCTTCTACTGATACATTACCCTTAACTCCTAGAACACCACTAACTGATACGTCATCTTTAAAGGTTCCTTTACCTACGACTGTAACTGTTGAGCTAAACGTACCTGCTCCAGTATTAACCAGTGTGCCACCTATAGAGGTATTACCTGCTACAGCCAAGGCTCCACTTACAGAGACATCATCCTTAAATACTGCTGTACCTGTTACTGTGACTGTCCCATCTATAAGAGCATTACCTACTGAGATACTACCACCAATAGAAGCTGTTAGTCCTGTTAATTCTGAACCATCTCCAAAGTATTTAGCAGCACATACTGTACCTGCTACATGCATTCCTGAAGCTAGACTAGCTGCTCCTGATACTCCAAAGGTTCCATTAACATGTACAGAGTTGGTTGCTATTCTTAATGCAGTCTGAGTACCATCTGCTGTCTGTACGTTTGCTAGAGAGGTTGTAACACCTGTCCCTGTTGTACTTGCATTAACTGTAAGTAATGACCTGTACGTATTAGATATAAGTTTACCAGTAAAATTTGTCATATTGAATCCCACGTTCTATTTGCAAGTTGCCACGTTGTATTACCTATAATAGGAGCAAGTGTTGTTGGATCTAATGTCTCCCATTGTGCATATTGATCCCATGTTATTCCCCTACCACCTGTATCAGGTCTAGGATCTTGTACCATAGGATTGTCTCTAACATCTGGCACTTGATTTAATGGACTATTCTTTAAGTCATACTGTCCCTCAAAGTCTTCAGGACACACAAGTAATCCATAACTGTTTAATCTCATTACACTACGTTGATACACAAATCCACATGTATCACACATAGCTAATACGTTTGTTGTCTTACCTCTTGACATTAAGTATAAAATGTCAGTCTAGGTAACAAGTAGAGAGAAGCACGTTCACGATCTTCTTCCATTGCTCTAGCTAACATTTCCTCATAGTTTGTTTTTAACATTGCTATTCTAGTGTCTGGTACAAGAGGACGCTTCATAGACATATAGTAAGCTAGTCCCATTGTCAAACACGGTAAAAATCTTTTAGGTAGATCTGCATTCTGATCAGCAGACCTATCTACATCAGTCATATCACTTACTGTTTCTATCTTAAGTACATCTGTAGCATTCTCTGGTATAGGCCACACTGATAGTGTAGGATTATCTCTACCTCTACGTATGCTGTACTGAGATGGTCTACCTGTTTGAGTTGGTGCAGGTATGATTAAGTATTCTTCTGGAGTAATCCTTGTAAGCTGTATGTCTGTATTATCTCTGCTGAGTACAACCTCAAGAGCATTAATAGTATTGCTACTTAGTTCATATGATGTCACACTGGTTGCTAGAGTTACAGCCGTTGTTCCTGTAGTCCATAGAAGTATACCTCTGTTCTGCCAATCCTTAAGCATAAGGTTAATAGAACGTCTTGCAGAAGCAGGTTCATGACCAAGGGTATCTTCTCCCCCTATCATCTCACTAGCCTCTTGTATAACTTCATCTATGTCTAGATTAAAGTTGTATGTTCCTGATACTGCCATTATGCTGTCCTAAATTTTCTTGTTTTCTTTGCTATCTTCTTAGGTTGTTTAACGAACTGCTTTCCTGCAGCAGTCCCTTTCCTCTTTGCTTTCGTGGTTGCTGCATACTCCTTTGATGACAGGCTTTTGATTGCCTTCGCTGGAAGATATCTTTCTCCTGTCTTGCTTGACGGTTTCCCTGACTTGGTTCTCCATTTTTGCTTGCTCCACTTACTTAGTTTATTACTAGACTTTTTCTTTGGTCCTGAGTATGTTCCACCTGAACTTTTATAATACTTAACTGCTAGTTGCATTGCCCTTGCTGAATGCTTACCACCCATCTTAGCTTTTGCTCTAGCTTTAGCAGCAGCCCATTTCTTAGGATCACGTTTAGTAGCTGTACCACTAGACTTTTTTACTGCCATCTTAACCCCAATCTGTTTTAACAGTGCATTCACTGCAACTACATTGTTTACATACTTCTATTTCTTTATTCTCATTATCTATTACTTTAGTTAAAGCTATTCCACAATGAGAATCATGTCCACAGTTTTTACAAGTACTCATTTACCTACTTTCTTCATAGCAGCAGTATGTGCTTTCGTAAAAGTATTACCTTTTTTCATCTCACTTCTCATAAAAGACATATGTTTTTTAGTGTGATGAATTGAATGTTTCTTTAAAGTGTCAGTCTGACTCTTCGTCAGTTTCTTCGACTTCAATGATTTCTTCTTCGGCTTCAACAATTTCTTCTTCCTTTACAACTGAAGCTTCTACTTTAGATGCTTTCTGTTCTGCTATAAAATCTTTAACACTATCAACATATACTAGGTTACCAGTTCTTTTGTCCCATACTCTTTTAGGTTTATACATTTAACATCTCCATCTCTTTCTAGCTTGTCTAAGTCTGCTATTTGGATTCTTAGCAGCCTTGGGGAATTTTTTCATTTGTCCTGCTGATCTAGCACAGTAGCTCTTACGTCTTGCTGCTTTCTTACCAGTAGGGTTTTTCTCAGTTACGGCAGTCTTTAGTTTAGATCCCGGGTTCTGTCTTCTATATTTAGCAACACCTTTGGCAGTCATACCAGCACCAGACTTAGTAGGACGTTTCTGTCCTCCTCCTATGGTCATGCCCTTCATATTACTAGGCTTTCTTTTTTTCTTAGTCTTCGCCATAAGTGTTCCTGTATTTCTGTACTAGATAATCACAGTAATCTTGAAACCATACATGCCAATCTTTGTAATCTTTTCTATCTGGCTTATGTATAGTAAAGTCTATTTTATCAGTATTACCATAATCCATTAGTACATCTTATTAGAATAGGTAGCTTTACCAAATCCTCGTAAGGCTTTGCCACCACCTCTACGAAAGACTACTTTCTTTCTAGGTTTAGCTGGTCCACCCATGTTACGTTTAATCATACCACCTTTTTTCTTACTTACTTTACCGCCAACTTTACGATCTTCTCTATCTTCTATAGGTGTGCTATCTAATTCAATAGTACCACCGAAAGGTGTTTTCATTTTTCTTACACCAGTTGGCCCTAAAAATATTCCTTTTGGCCCTGATATTTTTTCAAACCCTAAGAAACTTTCTTTTTTAGGTGCAGCTTTCTTTGTTTCTTTAGTTCTGTTCATTGATTCTTTATTACCTCTAGGTGTATACCCCGGAGTTTTTCCAGTAAACTTACCAGCACCTGCATCCTTTTCGTCTTGAGTTCTTTTACTAGTTATTTTTGCAGGTTGATTAGGTTTTGGTCCTCTAGGTTTTATCTTGTTTAGTTTTTCTAATTCATTAGCATTTAATTTCTTCTTACCTGTAGATGTAACTTTCTTTTTTACTACAGGAGCTTTAGCTCTAATACTAGGATGCCCCGGAGACTTCCTTTTATCTGAAGGTGTTAAAGCTACACGTAATTGTTCTACTTGTTTTTTACTATAAGTTTCATCTTTAGGTAAATTCTTTTTAATTTTTGTAGATGTTATACGTTCTTTAGGACCAATCATTTTTTTAAGTTTAGATAAGATACTACTAAATTGTTTCTTTCCTTCAGGAGTAAGAAAATTTAATGAAGGACTTGTAGTAGTTTTAGGTTTATTATTTACTTTCTTTTTCTTTCCAAAACCATCATCAGAATTTTCAGCAGGTTTTTTAGACATAGTTTTTCCAGTACCTTGGTTATAAGTACTAGCTAAGTTTTGTTCTCTTTTTTCTTGTAATTCTTTTTTCTTTTTTCTCATTGCAGGAACAACATTCTTCATAGTTTTTCTTCGTTTTTCTTCAGTAGAACTTACTGTTGTGCTGTTCTTTTTATTATTAATTTTTTTAGTAGAAGGTTTTCCAAAATTACCTTCAGGATATTCATTTGTAATAGCAGTTACTTTTGGTTTTTTAGGAATTTCTCTACGTTTAATATTTTTAAATTGTTGTAACTGTAATATTCTTTTTCTTTGACTAAGAACTGGAGAATTAATATTTTTTAATTGTTTTAATTCTTTTGCTTCTTCTGCTGTTAAAGCCATAACTACTCTCCTATTGAAACTTTGAAAGACTTACCCTGAGAGTAATCTTCTTCTACAACTACGTCACTCTCTTTACCTGTAACGCTTGGGCCTTTACGAGCAGCACCATATCCCTGTCCAGTTGGTCTGCCTAATACTTCATCCAAATCTACTGGAGTTGGTATCTGTGATATGGGTCCACCCATTTAACTTCTCCTTTTCTTTCTTTGCTTCTTATTTAATTTACTTAGTTTTTTCTTTTTCTTTCCGGGCTTCATAATCTGCTGTCTAACAGATCCACGACTAATCATCGTATCCTGCACCAGCTACTTTACCACCACTCATACGATAGGTAATCTTACCACCATACTTTTTAGGCATCATTTTAAAATCTTGTCCAGTGATCATACCATCTTTATTCATATCAAGTTTAGCTTGTCCTCCTACTAAACCACCCATATCTTTATAGATCATACCACCACCTTTTCTACCAACAGCTTTCTTAGCTTTTTTAGCTGCTTTTTCAGCCGCTTTCTTATTCTGCTCTTCAACCTTTTTAGAGAAATCAGAATCAGTTCCTTTAGTTCTTTCGTTCATTAACTTGCTCCCTGTGCTATGGTATCTGGACCACCAGCAGGAGATGCAGCAACTGCCATGTCATCTTGTCTGGTACGTCTTGCTTGATTTCGTAGTGCTAATATAGCATTGTCATACTGTGCTTGCCATACTGGTAGTGTATTCCAATCTTTCATGTACATAGTTGCTTCTATCATACAACCTGCAAAGAGAGCATTATAACAATACTCACTAAAATAATTCTGTGTTGTTACACTTGTTCCTGTAGCTGATGCTAGAGGTAGTGGTTGTGATTGTGTTTGTATCTCAACTGTTATTGCTGAAACAGGAGTAGGCACAATCTTTATATTAGAGTTATCTCTTCTTGTGTAATATCTAGGACTACCTGTAGATGCACTAACAGGCCAATAGTCATTAACATACTCTGATGTTCTTTGTAATAGATTAGTTATAGTTGTACCTGTACTTACAATGTAGTTTACATTACGTACAATACGTACTCTATCATTTAGTGGTACAGTACCTGCATTACCAGAGGATACTGACACACTTGTATACTCAGTCATACCTTGATCATCTAGATCTTTGACTAAACGAAACTCTGTCTTCTTAACAAACGAAGACACTTGAGTAGAGAACTCAGTAGAGTCATTCTCAGTTGTGTTAATCAAATCTGTTTTTAGATATGAGAATGTAGTCATATCTTAGCCTAAGTATAAAGTAATTGTAGGAAGCATTGTTCCTGTTCCTGATGTTGCAACACTTACAATACCATTAACACCAACTCCCATGTCTCCTATATACTGATCATTAGAATCTAACGCACCTACACGATACCTAATAGCTGTTCCTTTAGCTGTCTTGTTGGTAATCTGTTTGCTACCTGTAATAACAACTTCACCTGCAAGAGTAGAATATGTATGTATTGCTAAAACTCTTGTTGTTGTTGGTGAATTTTGTCCTATGCCTTCTTCGCCTACAGTTAGGTTACTATCAATATAACGAAATCCTGTTATGATTGCACCATCACTACTTACGTTTTGTGCTACTTTAACATTTGTACTCATATCATCTCCTTATAATAATGAGGAAGAGGTTTCCCCCTTCCCCATATATTAATTAACCTGCGCTACCAAAGAACCCACGCCAATCAGAAACACCAAAGCTATAACGCTCCCGTGCCTTGAAACGAAG